TATGGATTGAGCGTCGGCAAGAAACCCCCCGCTTTACGGTTTGGCCTGTGCCAGATCAGGGTACGGCATTGCAGCCCGTTTATGTGTTTGTGTACTGGCGTTTAAAGCGTATCGACGACGCAGGCAGCGGCTCTAACACCATGGACATACCTTTCCGTTTTTTACCTTGTATGGTAGCGGGCTTGGCGTACTACATTGCCATGAAGGTACCCGGTGGTTTAGAACGCTTAGAGGTTTTGAAAAATCAATACAGTGAAGCTTGGGAACTGGCTTCTACGGAGGATCGCGAAACAGCAGCTATCCGCTTTGTACCTAGACAGATGCAGATTGGTGGAGGCAGCTAATGAGTAATCGGTTTGCAGACGGCCGAATAGCAATCGCCGAATGTGACCGGTGTGGCCAACAGTTCAAGTTAAAACAGTTAAAGAAAGAAGTCTTAAAGACTAAAATCTATAACCTGCTTGTTTGCCCTGAGTGCTGGGACCCAGATCATCCGCAGTTACAGTTAGGTATGTATCCAGTGGACGACCCACAAGCTCTACGCAATCCGCGTAGGGATACAACCTATATAACTTCCGGCCCTAACAACGCCGGTAACCCTAGCGGTGGTAGTAGAGATATTCAGTGGGGCTGGAATCCGGTTGGCGGAGCTAGCGGGGTTGATGCGGGGTTGACGCCAAACTACTTGGTGGCAACGACATTTGTTGGTACAGTAACGATAACGGTATCCTAAGGAGAAATCATGGCATACACAAAATCAGCAGACGGAGTTGCTAAGAAAGGCAAGACTTCCGTTCAAATTTTTCCTAACAGCGGTTCTAATCAAAAAGAAACGATGGGCGGTAAAAAATCTTCAGGCGTAAAAAACGGCGCGGCTTTAAAAGTTGGTCGCAATTTGGCACGCGTAGCTAACCAGCGTGGTGGTTAACGTGGCCAAATACAGTCAGAAACTAATGGGTAAAGAAGTCGGTCAAGCCGACGTATACGCGGAGCCTCATACTATGACCGGCAAAAAAGTTAAAGCACAATCTAATCCTGGCAAGCCAACAGAGTTGAGCGACGCAGACACAATGCACATGAGCGTTGGTGTGTACAACAACCGCAAGAACGAGCCCGGTACTAAAACTTCCGGTATCAAGATTCGCGGTACTGGCGCAGCCACCAAAGGCACAATGGCTAGGGGCCCAATGGCATGAACTATGCTGAACTTGTTACCGCGGTACAAGACTACTGCGAAAACAACTTCCCAACGACTGACATGGATATTTTTATCCGTCAGGCGGAGCAGCGCATATATAACACGGTACAGATTGCCAACTTACGCAAAAACGTAATTGGTGTTCTAACCGCCGGTAACAAGTATTTGCAGTGCCCTAATGATTTTCTGTCAGCGTATAGCGTTGCCATTTACCCATCCAACACAACAACAGCCACAGGTAGTTCTGGTGCTACCACGATCACGGTTGCGAGTGCTACCGGCATCGAAGTAGGTCAGATTGCCACAGGTACAGGCATTGCCTTCAATGCTTTTGTTACGCTCATCGTCGGTACAACAATTACGTTGTCTGTAGCCAACACTGGTGCTGTAAGTGGTAGCGTTGTGTTTGAAGGCGAATACCTTTATTTGCTAGATAAAGATGTAAACTTTATCCGCGAAGCGTACCCGAACCAATCGCAAGTAGCAAAGCCAAAGTACTACGCTATCTTTGGGCCACAAACTTCAAACCCAACTGAGCTAACGTTTATTCTTGGACCAACACCAGACGCTAACTACTACGCTGAGCTTAATTATTACTACTACCCCATCTCAATCACCGACCCTGCAAGTCTTGGTGTTACGTGGCTTGGTGATAACTTTGATTCAGCGTTGTTAAACGGTACGCTTATGGAAGCAGCAACATACATGAAAGCATCTGCGGAAGATGCTGCGTTGTATGAAAAACGCTACATTCAGTCAATTAGCTTACTCAAGAACTTGGGTGATGGTAAACAACGTATGGACGCTTATCGTGATGGTCAGGTTAGGGTCAAAGTATCATGAGTATTGTTCAGACCCAAACCACCAGCTTTAAGAAAGAGCTGTACCAAGGTATCCATGATCTGTCTACGGATGTCATTAAGATTGCCTTGTACACAGCTAACGCCAATCTAAATGCCGATACCACGGTGTACTCTAGTGTTGACGAGGTAGTAGCTGCGGGCTATACGGCAACTGGAGAAATTCTTACTCCCGTGACAATCAGCTCTTCGGGTTACACCGCCTACGTAAGTTTCCCCAACGTGTCTTGGACAGCCGCATTGACGGCTAGATGCGCATTGATTTACAACTCTTCCCAGGCTGATAGATCAATTGCGGTATTGGACTTCGGGTCTGATAAAACATCAACTACATTGTTCACAATTACAATGCCAGCAGACACCTCAACCGCAGCACTTATTAGGAGTTCAAACTAATGATCGAAACCACCAAAGGCATGATAGAGGAATCTTTGCTTGAAAAACGCGAAGGTTCCCTTGATAATGACATTGAACACACAACTTGGGTTGAATATTGGCATGAAGGTGAACTTGTTCATCGTTCTGTTCACGTCACCCTAAAAACCGGCCCCTCGCTGTTTGCTGAAGCAGCAGAATTTTAAGGAACTACCATGGCTAATACGCAATCAATGTGCACAACTTTTATGGGTGAGTTGCTAACCTCTACCCATAACTTTGGTGTCGCCCCCATTCGCGCAGCATCTACTGCTGATACATTTAAAGCTGCGTTGTATTTGACGACCGCAACAGTTGATGCGAATACATCCGTTTATTCTGCAACCAACGAAGTAACCGGCTCTGGCTACACCGCCGGTGGCGTTGCCGTAACTAACGGCACTGTGCCTGCTCAGACCAATACATCAGCTACCGCTGGTACTGCTTACTGGACTCCTTCAGCCAGTATCACGTACACCTCAGTGACTTTAGCTACTGCGTTTGACTGTGTGTTGATCTATAACTCAACACAGAGTAACAAGGCCGTTAGCGTGCATACCTTTGGTTCGCAGACTGTTACCGCAGGCACGTTCACACTTACGATGCCTTCGAACACTACGACTACTGCGCTGCTTCGTCTGACCACGGTCTAACCCCCTTTTTCTAAGGGAGGTAACCCATGGCCGGATGGGGCGCTAGTACATGGGGGGATGACACCTGGGGCGGCACCAATGTAACGGTGGCCATCACGGGTGTTTCCGCTCGTGGGTTTGCCGGTACAGTAACTACTAGCCGTACTAGAGCCATTACTGGTAGCTTTGCTCGAGGCTTTGCGGGCACAGTAACTACAGTTAAATCAAAAGCTCTTACGGGTAACTTTAACCGTGGTTTTGCGGGCACAGTAACCACCACTCGTATACGCGCTATTACGGGTGTTTCCGCACGAGGTTTTGTAAATTCAGTCCAAGGTACTGTTCCGGGCTTCCCCGGAAGCGTTGTTGCAAGAGGTTCAGTAGGTAACGTAGGCGTTGATCGTTCTGTAACTCTGGTTGGCGTAAGCGCCGGAGGTTACGCGGGCATTACGGGCTACGAGAAAAGCTTCCCTATTACGGGCGTAGGCGCAGAAGGTTTTGCTGGGGTTGTTAGTCCTAGTACCGCGTTCCTTGTGCCTTTAACTAGCGTTTTTACGCAAGGTAACGCTGGCGACTTAACATCTGAGAGGGAAGTAGCCCTTACCGGCGTATCAGGCAGTGGTAGCGTTGGAACTGTTGGCGTTGTTGTTGGATTTACTGTAGCACTTACGGGCGTCGGAGCCGAAGGCTTTGTTGGCGATTTCCCAATCAGGTCAATTAGTAATGTAGAAGCAACAGCGTCTGTTGGCGATGTATTAGCTGAAATCGAGGTTGAACTTACCGGCGTTGAGGGTACGCCTGAGGTTGGCACGGTTGAAGCCGGGATTGAATACGAGATCACTGGCGTTGAAGCTACAGGCGACATAGGTACTGTTGTCCCTGAGTTTTTAATACCACTAACCGGCGTCGGGGCCGAAGGTTCTGTCGGCTCTGTAGTCTATGTTAGAGAATACGGCGCTACCTTAACTGGCGTGTCCGCTCAAGGTTTTACCGGCAATGTTGACATATCGCCACGTGTTGTAGCGTTAACAGGCGTTGGCGCTACTGGTGAGGTAGGATCATTTGGTAACACTAACTGGGTGGTAATTGATGACACGCAGACTCCGTTCTGGCAGAATGTCACAACGAGCTCTCCGTCTCCCGGCTGGCTCCCAGAGAACACTACTCCGCCCGGACCTGGGCCCGGCTGGACACCAACTTAAAGGAGCGATAGATGACTA